GTCGCTCCTTCCACAGAACAATAACCTGTTTTATTAGTATGAATCAAATACAACTCTTATTATTAACGCGTGACAATAAATACAAAAAAATACCCTACCCAAAACGGGTAGGGTAAGTGTTCTATATTTACCACAAATTGTCGTTCAATGAGCGTTGTAAAGCACACACGGTATCGTGTCCGAAGTAGCCGTTGCAGCCCCACGATCCTACACTATAGCCATTGCACTCTAAATACTCTTGTAGTGCCGTGATGGTGCCGCGTCCAAAGTATCCGTCTGCCTCTGCACCCACTCTGCGTTGAGTAGCGCGGACAAGTGCGGAGTAGCCGCCGTTATCGTATGTAACACTGCATAGATTTAAGCAATATTTGCGGTTTCCGCTGTACTGTCCGCTCATAATGCCGTCTACCTCTGTGCCTAACGCTTGCTGCCACTTAGAGATGGTGTCGCGACCACACCAACCGTCCACGTCGATATCACCTGAATTGTAAGACGGCGCGCTTTCGGTTTGGTCGCTTGCGCTTGTATCCTCATCATAAGGCGGACGAACAACACATGCCACGTACTTCCATGAGCGCGTGCGTCTAGCAACGATGCCGCCGTTGCCTTGTGAGCCTGAGTTGCCGCTTGAGGTATTGCCCTCGATGGTCGTGAGATAATCGCCGCAATTTTCCTCAACAATGCCCACATGGTCAAGGCTGCCGTTGCCGTTCCAATCGTACAGCACAATATCGCCTGCGCGCGCGTCGTACTTGTTACTAAGCACGTATCCTGCTGCACGTGCGCGCTCCCTGATTTGGTCGCAATTGTAGCTTGGTAGTACATCCCAATCAACAGAGCCTGAACAACACCAGCTTACGAACATCGCACAATATGGAATGCCGTTCGCTCCACACCACACCTCGCCGCTCATATTCGCGTACCATCTGCCGTACTTGGTGCCTTCTTCGGGGTCGCTCCAACGTGAGTATCCAATCTCACCACGCGCCCAATTGAGTACAGTTTCAAGGTTACTCATGGCTTTCTTCTTTCTCATAATCTGCGTCTTTCGGCTCTTCTACCTGATTTGGCAAAAGTTGTTTTAAGTTCTCAGGTACGCTGTCCATTTTTAATCCTCCTTCGGTTTAGAGTACGTAAGTGCTTGTGTTGAATCGCTTAAGCCCTTGGTCGTGGGGTCTGCAACAACGCCCACAATCGCTAGCACGGTGAACAGTGCATTCACTACGCCTAACAAGTCTTTGTTCAGATTTGTAAAATCAAGGCTGATATTGAACACTTGCGCTACTGCTTGGATAAGTAGTAAAAAGGCTGGTACAAGTGCCAGCCAAAATGTTTTATTTTGCATACGAATTTTCCAGTTAATCATGATTTTGCTCCTTTCACATGAGCGTGTAATATCTCCTTGTACAATTGCGTGCCAACGCCGTTGCCGCCTAGCGCGTGGTACGCCTCATACACTCTTTGTGCTTCCGTCTTTACGGCTTCTGGGCAACCTGCGCCTGTCACAACGTGCTGTGCGTGCAAGTCAACAAGTCGCCCACGTAGCATCGTACGCATGCCCTCTTTGAGTGCGTCCATATCGGTTTTCTGCCGCTTGAGTGCGCCACATATCCACGTACCTATGCCTGTGAGAATAAGTGGTATTCCCCACTGTATAAACGCGCTTATAACTTCTTCCTGCATTATGCTATATACACCTCCCCATCTGTAATCGTGCTTAGTCTTTATTCGGTAATCTATAATCTGAAAGCGTATAAGTAAGCGTGCCTACCGAGTAGTAATCGCCGCCGCCGTTGCCGTAAAACCACATGTACGGTCTTTTCTCTTTACGTGATGATACGTACATAGTGGTGGTTGCGCCTGTGTCTTTTGAACCGTACTTTGTAATAACGTTGCATGCGCAATACAAGCCTTCATCGGGGAAATAATTCGCGAACATCAGCGTAAGTGGTGAATCTTGTACATTTACTTCCCACTTGCCGCTGATATTCAATACACAAACAGATACCGTCACCACATTGCCGTACACCTTATAGATAATACGTGAGCTTGAATCTTGGCTGCTCTGCCAGTACACCTGCCAACCTGTATCGCGTGTAACTTTTAAGTCAAGCGCGGCTAGGCGTGACTTAAGCACCGTAAAGTTACTTGCGGCTTGGCTTGCCTGATTGAGTGCGTCTTGTATGCGCGTATTTACACTGCGCTGTAAGCTCGTAATGTTATTGTTCACGGTTTCGCTTAGATTCTGTACGCGGCTCGTAAGCGTTGTCTTGACTGTGCCCAACTCATCGCGGACGTTGCTCACGTCTAGCTGTGATGCTTTCACTGCGTCTAATCGCTTACACTCATCTTGCGCGGTATCTGCTCGGCTTGTGAGCGTCTGTATGCTTGAATTAACGCTTTGAATGCGCTGCTCGTAAATGTCGCGCGCTATATTGTCTACCTGCGCGTGCGTTTGGTATCTGTCTTTGAGCTTTTGCCACAAGTACGGCAGTGCGCTTGCGTTAAGCACGCGCGTACCTGATATTGTGCCGTCTTGTGCTACTTCGTCTATATCTTGTGTTGTGATAGGCTCTACGGTTGCGCCTGACGTGCCAAAGAGTTCCCAGTTACCGTCTAGCCATATCCACTCGACATACTCGTTATCAGTCACACCGTGACGGTTTTTAACAAGGTAAATAACGCCTGCCGTACCCGTGATGGTAGGTATACCGTCTTGGTTAGTGTCGTTTGCGTCTATGATTTTGAATTTAACGTTTTGCCCTGCGTCAATCATCTGTTCAAAACGCGTTTTGCGTGACTGTTCCGCGCTTACGCGCTCGCCTTCCTGCGCGAGGCGCGCGCTTTCGTTTTGCTTACGTTCGCTTTCCGCTTGAGTTCTCGAGTTTTCCTCGGATACTCGCGCTTGTTCTGCGCTTACACGTTCGCTTTCCGCGTTTATGAGTGCGCTGTCTCGTTGCGTGCGTTCGATTTCCTTAGACGCTCTCTCGCTTTCTGCGCGTGCGCGCGTGTCCTCTGCGCTGATACGGCTTGTTTCCGCTTGCTTGCGTGCGTCTTCTGCCTGTCTGCGCTCGGTTTCTTTTGCGTCGCGGTTTTCCTCTGCGCCACGTCTGCCTGATTCCATCTGCTCTGCGGTTGATTCAAACGCCGCCCACTTTTCGGCTATATGATTTACGCTGCTGTCAAAGTATGCATCACTTTCTGCCGTTTCGCTTGCCGCGTCCTCGATATGCAAAGAGAATGTTTCGGTGGTTTCAACTTCTTTTCCTTTGACGAGTACAAAGTATGCAAGGCGCGCAATACCTGCGCTCGCTATTGCCTTACTTGGCAAGTCGCAAGTAATCGTGTATCCCGCAACTGCTGCATCTATGCGCGCCCACGTGCCGTTTTCGCGTACGATGTCTAGGCGTGCGGAGTCGCAATCTAAATTTATAAATTGTCCGCGCTGTCTAATCTTCGCCACAATACGTTGTGAATCGTTATCATTTGCGCGTACCACAATAGGTACGTGTATGCGCTCGATACTTTTGTGTAATTCTAGCTCGATTATGTGCTCTACCATAATTCGCTCCTATCGCCGTTGCTATTGTGCCATGGTTGATACTGAATATATGAGCCCGTTGTATACGCCTAAAGTACATGTACTCCCACCTAAGCTAAAATTAACGTTTCCTGTGTACATTTTTGAGTATGTGCTGTGGTGGTTGCCGTTTATTGGCATGTATATTGATGGTGTTGCAAGTAGTAATGTTTCATTTGTCACAATTTGTAGCCCATGTAATACGCCGTCTGAACTGCCACTATTTGCAATACCTGCGTTAAAGTTGATAAAACCGTTAGAGTCGTTTTCTTCGTCATTACCCTTAAAACCACGTATAACGCCATCTTGTATATTAATATGAGAACTGCTGTTTGGAATATATGAGCGTATAAGCCCTTCCACTTCTGCACTAGTTGCGTGCATGCCTTTTGTCTTAAGCTCGCCTGTTGCTAGATTCCATGAGTTCTCGCCTTGTCTATCCTCGATTACACCTGCGCGGATTAAGTTCGCGTCAAGCGTGCCTGACGTGATGGTGTCTGCCGTAAGTCCTTCACCTGTACCAAACGTTCGCCAGTTCCAACTGCCGTCGGGGTTTCGATTCTTAGCAATTCTAAAGCCTAATGAGCTGATATTTATCGCCCATCCGCCTTCTTTAAGCGGTGTGCCGTTTACGTCCATAGGTACACTTGACCACGTGCTCCCCGTTGCAAAATCTATGTGGTAGTAACTTGCGCCATTCGCGTTAAATTTGCGGTTTAGGTTATCAATCAAGCGGTTTAAGTGGTCGTCATTTGCTGGTGAAAAGGTATCAAGATTATCAACTTTTGTGTCTAATTGCTGTAGTTGCTTTTGTTGGTAGGTGTATATGTCGGTAAGTGTTAGCGCGATGTTCCCTAGCGTTACATTTGCGGTTTTGTCTATATAGTTACGTACAATTTTTGTGACGCGCCCGCGGCATCTAAGTGTTGGGGAAAAGCACGTGTCTACAATATCTACGCTTTCACCTACGCCCACGCCTTCCCATTCGCGCCCGTAACTCGCTAAGTCCACAACGTCTACGCTATAGCTTACTTGCGGCTTGCTGTGCGCGTGTAAGTACTCAAGTGTCGCGCGTTTAAGCTCGCTCGGGTCGCTAATATTTGAGTTTTCGTATACGCCAAAGATGTTTCTGCGCTCTGCGTCTTTATTGCTCGCAAGCCCGTATGCCTTGAGCGCGTCCTCATCTACCACGTAAGGCTTGCCGTCATTGACGCTAGCAAACGTGAGTTTCTTGCGCTTCGGTGGTTTTTCTGGTGACTCATAGTAGACGGGGTCGCCTGCTTTCGTACGCACTCTCTCTTCTTTTTTCGGCTCTAGCTCTTTTCCGTATCCATAGCACGCGGTTATAACACCTGCGTGCTCGGTACGTTCCACCTTGAGTAGGTCTTTGCCGTATGTAAAGCGTCTGTGTCCGTCCTGATTTCCGCGTCTGTCAATAAGCGCAAGTTTACGCTCGCCCACGCCACGCTCGTTCACTTCGATGGTAGTGATAAGCTCTTTTTGTGCTGCGTTCATGCACGCATTTAATACTTCGCGCGCGCTTTTGTGAGAAAAGTCCGTGTTACTTGGAAACCTCGCGTCCGTATCTGTGATAGAGGCGTTAAAGCGTGTATTTCTCATAACCTCTTGGAACACATCTTTTACAGCGCGGTTGCTTGCGTCACATTCTTCTACAATGTCACCAAAAAGCTCGCAAATACTGTTAATTGCCACGTCTGAATATATCGGCGTACCCAACTCACGTGTTACGCGCGGATTTTGGCAAACGTGCTCGTGGTAGTTACCTTCTTTATCTTTCCACAAGAGCCTATAGCCTTGAGCAAGGGGAAAAAGCGTTGATATGCTTACGCTGTCCTCGCCGTTGAGCTCGTCGGTATGCACAAAGACAAAAAGGTCGCGCTTGCGGATAGTGCCAACGCTTTCACCGTGTCGGTCTAAAATTTCGATTTTCACTACAGAAACCTCTCATCCCACTCGATGGTGTACGCGCTAATGGTCGGTGAGTGGTACAAAATATCGTTATCTTTTATATCGAAAAAATCGCTTTCCAAGAAAAGCGGTATATCGTGCGTGTTTGCCTTAAGCATTTCCCCACCGTTTGGGTTTGGTGCAACCGTTGATACGCTTACGCGCTCAAGCTCGCAATCAATTGTCACTACTTGGTTACTCTTAAAGTCCTCAACAAAACAAATCTTTTTTCCTGTGGTCTTGTTCGCTATTTCCATAGGACAGTAATTCGGCTCACATGCAATGGTTATTCTCGGCTTTGTCGGGTACGTTCCGCCCACGAGCATGATGTCCTCGGTCGTGCCGTCTTTGTGCGTCTGCACGCGCTCCTCATGGTGTCCGCCGTATGCTATCGGGTCGGGTACGAGGAACTCAAGAGTAATATCAGGTGCTTGTGTAAAAGCGCCCACCTCGGACCCACCAATATACAGCGCTTTGTAATAAATCCCCGTATCATCAGGGAGCAATAACTTTTCTGGGGTGAAAGACATAAGAGCCTGCGCAATAATTCTTCGCGCTTGAGCTATCTCGTGTGGTTTATTAGCTAAAATCGAAGCATTAACTCTAATAACAAAAGGCTCGTAACCGTATCCTTGTACATACGAGCTAATAGAAGTGTTTGCCTGTTGGAATTTTAATTTTGGACTTACGTATTTGGTGATGCTATCAACAAATATATACTTCGATAAATCAAACCCGTTATAGATAAGTTGAGACTCATTAATATACATATCCCCTCCCTTCCATTGATGCACGCGCGCGAGATACAAGTGCACTTGATACCTTTGAAGAGTCTAGGTATACGTTTGCGTCTTTTTGGGTTAATTGCACAAGTAGGCGCTCTATTGCTTCTAAGTGTGCAATGTTTTCTTTGTTATCGAGCTTTTCGGCTACACCTTCGGCAATGATATCGGCAAAAGGCTGTGAATACTTTCGGTTGGTAAGCGGAACAATAGCCTCGGCTCCATCTTCGCCCACGATATCAAGCGGCGTTGCGCGCGTGGCAATAGCGCCGCCTTCTGCGTGCATTCTGACTCCACCGTCTGCGTGTGTTCTAATACCACCAGTTGCATGCATACCGTGCCCATTATCGCCAATCACATTCTCGAACCAGTTAACGATGTTATTAACAACATGATCAATTGTTATGGTTGCGTGTTGGTCTTCAGGCGGGTTGCTGTTCAGCTCGGTGTTTCTATCAGCTGCCTCTTGCACAGAGTCAGAGTCCACATCTTCTGAGGCTGACGCATCTTGAGGCGGTGTGTTGTTGTACTCATTGTTTCTGTCGGTCGCTTCTTGCACGGAATCGGAGTCCACCGTTGCTGTTGCATCTTTCGTATCAAGATTGGTACCATCCCACTCAAGAACGTGTCCTGTACCGTCTACCACTTCGGTCGTATCTGCGGTTGCTTGTGTCTCTTTGTCGATAAGTTTGGTACCATTCCAAACATATACCTTGCCTTGTGCGTCTACCAACGAGGTCGAGTCAGCGATAACTTCACCTTTTTTATTTTTAATAGGCGTGTTATCAAAGTTCTTAATTGCCGCAACCATCTGCGCAATATTGCCCTTGCACGAATCTGCCAGCCTGTTAAATCCATCTCGGCCAATTTGCTCTAGCTCTGATGAATGAACACCTGCGTCCGCTAAAGCTTGTGAAACACCTTTAATTTTTATCTGGAGTTCGTCTAGGTGCGACTTTGCCCCCATGCCTTCCAAGACTTGTTGCAAAAAGCCTGCTTGCGTGCTCATTTCGCCCATTGACTTATTGACTTCTTGTATTGCGGAGTTGTCGCTATCTAAAGCTCCGTTCGCGTCGTCTAGGCTTTTCTTGCAATCATCTACCGCTTTTTGAGCTTCGCTCCATTTATCGCGGAGTTCCCAATTTGTACGGTCTTTTTCAAAAGCAGCTTGAGCATCTGCCGCGCGCGCAAGAGCTTCGTTATACCCTTGCTGCGCTTGAGTCGCGGCCTTAACGTCTTCTGCACGCTTAGCGTACAGCTCACTCATATTTTTAGCGTTTGCCTCTAGGATTGCTTCTTTCTTCTTCGTCTCGATTAAATCTAAGATAGAACTTTTCAGCTCATGGATTTTACCGTTTGCATCGGTGTACTTACCGTTCATTACGTCTTGAGCTGTAATATTGGTACCAAGAGCCTTATTAAGTTCTCTAACTGCCCACATAACCTTGCCCTGTGCTTCCGCATTAAGTTCGGTTTTGCCGGTATATTCGCTAATGATTTCTGCAGCTTCGTTGTACGTGCCAACGGTTTTTTGAGCTTCTTCTACGTTTTGGTTGATTGCTTTTGTATAACGTTCTGTGCGCTCGCGAATGGATTCTACACGGCCGCTCGCGGTGTCTGCTGCTTCTCCAATTGCACGAATACCACCAGAATACGAGGCAAGCGCGGTAGTAGAAGAAATAGCGTTTTTAAAGTCATTAGTGGCTTTTACCATCTTTTGACTTTCTTGCCATGAGTTCCACATATTGGTGACAATAGGTGTAAGAGCAGCTACAGCCAAAGAAATCGCAAGAATAATCGGGTGAGCCGTAGACAATGCCATAATTGCAGTTTTAAGCCCCTTCACTGCGTCAATTACCGCACCAACAATTATAGGCGCGCCAAGTAATAGGCCAAAAGATGCAGCACCTGCAGCGATAGATTGAGCCAGTGTTGAAAAAACCGGCGCAACAAATTTAACCACATCTGCAATTCCGCGAAACGTAAAATCAACAGCAGCTTTAAGAGAATTTAAAAAGCCTGCTATGTTCTTTTGCCCGATTGCGTCCATGATAGAAGTAAGGCCTTTGGTAAAGGCGTTACTTAAGTTAGACATCGAAGTGTTAATACCACCAGTTGCTTCTGCTGCCTGAGCTTGAAAGGACGTAAGCGAACCGCCGCCATTTTTATCCAGCTTAACCATTGCATGCAGCAACTGATCCATAGATATTGTGGCCTTTTTGCCACCACCACCAAGAGCCTCATATAAATCATTAGCTGTTGCGTTTGCGCCAAGCATGGATTTCGCGAGTTGGTCAATCTGTCCTGGCATTGCCTGCATAAGACTTTTCCAGTCTTGCATATCAGGCTTTCCTTTAGAAAGCATCTGCCTAAACTGCTCCATAGCAGCATTACAAATCATTTGGTTAGAGCCACTTGCAAGCAGCATATCATTTAAGGCAAGGCCAGCATCGGTTGCCAAGTCAAGGTCTTTGGTAATAACCGCGATACCTTTCACGGTGTTTGTCATATCGTCCAAGCGAGTAGGCAATGTTTGCAGGCGGTCACTCATCTTAGTAATTGAGTTAGATGCCTCTTGAGACGAGAAGCCAAGTGATTGCATAACACGAGGGTAATTTTTAAGCGTATCAAGACGATTTACAGCACTGCCAATATGTTCTTGCAACACATCCATTGCGCGTTGGGCTATGCTGCTAAATGCTCCCATTGCAGCACCCATCACAAGTGACGAGCTTTTTACTGCGCTTTCGCCGCGTTTAATGCCTCTGCTTATGTTTTGGCCAATTCTTTCGCCAACTGACGTACCAGCGCTACTGCCTGCAGTACTAAGGGCATCATCAATGGAGGCTTTAAGACTTTTAAATTTTGGAATAATAGTTAAATACGCGGAACCTACTTCTGCCATTACATAGCCTCCCATCTGGTATTTTCTATGATTTCTCTAACGTTTTTCTTAGTGTATTTATGCGTGTTGCCCGCGTCTTGTTTGTCCTTATCCCACGGACGAGGAACTCTAAACGAGTCTTTTGTGCTGTTAGTTGCATAAAGCGTAATAAGCCGCTCAAGAGAATCTACAACACGCGCAGTAAGTTCTTCTTGTGTTGTCCACATAAAAGCCTTGCTAGAGCTCATACGATATCGCGAGCCTTGTCCTAAAAGAGAAATAAGGTTTATTGCTTCTTCGGTCTCGACATCTTCATAAGCAACATGGAAAATTGCCCGAAAGTCGTATTGAAGAAGAGAAACGCGCCCGCGCTCAAGCTTAGCAAGGACTAGAAGTTTTTTAGTTTGTCGCTTCTGAAAATGGTTGAAATAGCAAGACCTAAAGCGTCGGTATCTATTGTCCCGTCTTCATCTGTTACGCGCTCAACGAGGCGCGTGTACTGCTTATCACCAAGAATCATCTTGGCAACACTCTCATAATCTGCATCAGTTTTACAGGTGTTTACTTTGTCAGTAATGCGCTTATCGTGTAACTTCTTAATATGGATTGCAAATGTTGTACCAAGTACAGAAACTTCTGCAACTCTTTCGCGAGACTCTGAAATGAGCTTAATCTTTGCAGCTTTTGTTTTTGCGCCCGTTGCGTCAATCCCAAGAACAACCGCATAATCGTCTAGCTCTTGTACGCTCATCTCGCTTAAATATTCAGCTTTCATATATGCTCCTATGCTTAGAAAAAGCATGAGCGCCCATAAGACGCCCATGCATAGTTCAACGTGTGGTAAAGGCTTATCCAAGGTGGCTTTCTGTCACGGTAGATACCACGTCTGCACGCTTAGCGCGATAAATTTGGATATAAGGTGAACCGTCTGTTGAATCAAGTGCTGTAAAGGTAAAGCCTACAACTTTTGCCTGCCCTGGCTTGTTTTCGATTGTGTCGAAACCAGAAACAGCCGCACGTTTGATCACGTAGCGAACAAGGCAACCTGATGTTTCTTCCAAAAAGTCTGCGACTAAAGGAACAACCATAATCTTGCCGCTATCGGCTCTAACATTGATAGCTTTGAAAGAACCGTCTTCCATCTCTTCTACTGAATCTTTGCCGTAGCGAAGTTTGTTAACAAGTGCGCGGTCAGACTCAAGGAAAGCTGCCTTAAACGTAAATTCAGTAGTACCGCCAAGCGCAATAAAGTTTACTTGATGACCACCTTTTTTGAATTTAGCTTCAGACTTTTTAGACTCAGGTAAGCCGATTTCATCAGGCTCACCAAGTGACTCCCATCCTGCAAGCTCAGACATCTTTTGTGTTGCAGACGTTGGGAAAACAGGCGCGTCAGAGAGATTAGTATATATACACGC